CACTAATGTCAGTAGAAAGTAAAGTTAAGGAATTGCTAGAACGCGTAACTGTTAAAGCTGCTTCTTTAGAAGAAGCAGGTCCAATGGTACCGACTAAGCCAAAAGATTCCACAATCAAACCTGCCAATGCTGGCGATAGTGGTAATCCCAAGCAAGGCGACTCTCAAGAAGCAAGTCACGATGACCGCGATGAAAAAGATGCTAACCAAGGATCTATTACTGCAAAAGGTATTTCTAAAAATACTATTGCAATGAAGGGTCCAGTAGGGGATGCACCTAATTTCACCACTGTTCAAAGTTTGTCTTCTATCCCTCAGAACACCGGCAATCATATGCAACACGGTGAAGAAACAGAACCAGATGAAAATCTAGAAGTTGTTTCGGAAGAGGAAGAAACCGAAGAAGAAACAATCGAAGCTCAAGAAACAGTTATTGAGCCAATTGATTTATCTCCAATCTTTGGTGAAGGCCTATCAGAAGAATTCAGAGAAAAAGCTACATCGATTTTTGAAGCAGCAGTTATTGCTCGCGTAAATAACGAAATGGAAAAAGTAGCAGCGTCCTTAGAAGAAAAATATGCAGAAGAATTTGATGTATATAAGGAAGGCGTAGTAGAAAAAATCGATTCATATCTTAACTATGTAGTTGAGAATTGGATGGAAGAAAATAAATTAGCGATAGAAAATGGTCTTCGTACAGAAATTGCGGAAGATTTTATGTCGGGACTCAAGGCGCTCTTCAAAGAACATTACATTGAAGTGCCTGAAGAAAAATATGATGTAATAGGTGATTTACAAGGTAAAGTAACAGAGTTGGAAGACGATTTAAATAGTCAGTTGGAAAATAATATTGGTTTGTATACTGAAGTAACAGGTCTTAAAAAGAAACTTATCATTAAAGAAATGACTAAAGATCTAGCAGATACTGAAGTAAACAGATTAACAAAACTTCTAGAAGGTGTGGAGTTCGATAATTCGGATATCTACAAGGAAAAAGTTTCCGTTATCAAGGAAAATTATTTCCCTCGCGAGGCAGTTGTTAAAGAAACAGCTAAGCAAGCTCTACTAGAAGAAACTGGCACACAACCTGAATATTCAGGCAACGATGTTGTTTCATCTTATGCACAGGCCTTATCAAGAACAATCAAAAGACAATAACTTATAAATAAGTAATAAGTTATCCAAATTTAAACAAGGAGACATTAAATGTTTTTATCAGAAAATGCACAACAAAAATGGGCAGCAATTTTAGATCACCCCGATCTAACCCCCATTAAAGATTCATACAAGCGCCAAGTAACAGCAGTGTTGCTTGAGAATCAGGAAAGAGCTTTACGTGAAGAGCGTCAAGCACTATTCGAGACCCCTGCAAATAACATCAATGCCACAAGCGGTATTGACAAGTACGATCCAATTATGATTGGTCTAGTACGTCGTGCAATGCCTAACCTAATGGCATATGACATTTGCGGTGTACAACCAATGACTGGCCCAACAGGCTTGATCTTCGCAATGAGATCAACATATGGTGATACAAGAGCAGACACAACCAATCGTGTTGAAGCATTATTCAACGAAGCAAATACTTCGTTCTCTGGCGGCGCCGGCTCAGTTAATCATGTTGGGTCTAATCCAGTATCTGGTACATATACCACCGGTAATGCTACTTCCACAGCAAATATGGAAGCTGCTAGCACATTTAACGAAATGTCTTTCTCTATCGACAAGACAACAGTTACTGCTAAGAGCAGAGCATTGAAGGCAGAATACACTGTTGAATTGGCACAAGACTTGAAAGCAATTCACGGTCTTGACGCAGAGGCAGAATTGTCAAATATTCTTTCACAAGAATTTATGTTTGAAATTAATCGCGAAGTTGTTCGTACAATCTACAAAGTTGCTAAGCCAGGTTCACCTGCAACAGCAACCGCTGGTACATTTGACTTAGACGTTGACTCCAATGGTCGTTGGTCTGTAGAACGCTTCAAAGGTCTATTGTTCAATATTGAACGTGATGCTAATCACATTGCACAAGACACAAGAAGAGGAAAAGGCAACTTCATCGTTTGTTCTGCAGACGTTGCAAGTGCATTAGCTATGTCTGGTGTCCTAGACTATACCCCAGCTCTTTCTACAAACTTAAATGTAGACGATACAGGCAATACATTCGCGGGCGTTCTAAATGGTCGTTATCGTGTTTATATTGATCCATATTCTGCAAATCTAGGAACTGCTAATCAGTTCTACATGGTTGGTTATAAGGGTTCTTCTCCTTATGATGCAGGTATGTTCTATTGCCCATATGTACCTCTACAAATGGTTCGTGC